CAAAACGCGCAGTCTCTATTTAAAGTTTCATTTCAATTAAATAATGCCTATGCTAAAGTTCACGAGTTGGACAAGGTAATAAAGGCAATGGAAACTCCAGCGGAGGCTCCAAAGACCGAAGAAATCCCCGCCTAATTACTGGCGTCTTTTATATGCAGAGGGAGACCAACGGGTCTCCCTTTTTTGTATAATATAAGTATATGAATAATCTAAAAACAGTTCAAGATTTTATTGAAGCGATGAATTTAACCTCATCGACAAATGATAAAAAAGCAGTAATTAGCCAGTTTGATAGCCCATATATTAGGCGAATCCTCGAGTATACATATTCTCCCTTTAAGCAGTATTATGTAACCCCAGCCAATTTAAAAAAGCATCAGGATCTACAGTTTGATAATTATAGCGATTTGTTTGCTCTATTGGATGACCTGAATGAACGTCGTATCACTGGCAACTCTGCAATCTCTTGTGTAAATGGATTTATAGCTAAAAATAAAGAGTTCTCTGAGGTGATCTATAGTATCCTGGATCGAAATCTAAAGACCCGTGCCACAACTACTCTTATTAACTCGGTTTTACCGGGCACCGTGCCAACCTTTGACGTTGCACTTGCTCTACCCTATGACGACAAGACAAAGAAAAAGGTTAAACTCGAAGATCATTGGTATATGAGCCGAAAATTGGATGGGGTTCGGTGTATTACAATGATCGATGAAAATGGCGATATTAAATTTTTCTCACGTGGAGGCAATGAATTTTTAACGTTAGGCACTCTAAAAGAGGACATTAAAAAATTAAAGCTGGTCAATACTGTGCTAGACGGTGAGGTTTGTTTAATGAATGAAAGTGGCCAAGAGGATTTTCAGGGGATTATTAAAGAAATTGGTCGAAAAACCCACACAATAAAAAATCCAAAATATTTAGTATTTGATCTATTAACCACTGAAGAATTTAGTACACAGGCCTCGTCTCATCAAAGAAAATTTAGAGATCGTATCACAATTGCTTCGCTCTTATTTGGAGGGATTAATCTATCCAATACTACTATGCTAAAGCAGACTCTAATTGAAAGTGAGGAGCAGTTACAGGCTGAAATAACCAATTCGACTGCCCAGGGCTGGGAGGGCTTAATGTTGAGAAAAAATACTCCTTATATTGGAAAACGCAGCGATGAAATTCTAAAGGTTAAGAAATTTTGGGATGCTGAATATGTAGTGGAAGGGGTTGAAAATTCAATTCACCGAGTAATCGAAGATGGTCGCGAGGTTGAAGAGGAAATGCTTGGAAATATTTTTATTACTCACAAAGGCAATCGAGTAAGAGTAGGTTCTGGATTTTCAATTGAACAGCGTCGTCAATTTTATAAAAACCCAGAGCAGATTATGGGTAAAACAATTACTGTGCAATATTTTGAAGAAACTACTGATCAACACGGTCAACACTCCTTAAGATTTCCAGTGGTCAAAGCAATATATGAAAAAACAAGAACAATATAAATGGTGAGAATAATTTTAGTGGGACCGGGCGCGTCGGGTAAAGATTTTATGAGAAAGCGTCTTGAAGATCGCGGAATGAAATACGCGGTAAGTTATACGACCAGACCGGCTAGACCGGGTGAAATAAATGAAAAAGATTATTTCTTTTTAAGCCAGGCCGAGTGCCAAGCAATGAAAGACAAAAATGAATTTTATGAAGTAATTGATTTTAACGGATGGTCTTATGGCACAACACTAAAACAATTTTACGCAGATGATGTTTTTATAATGACACCAAGCGGGCTGTTGCATCTTTCACCAGAGGACCGTTTAAAATCATTTGTAATATTTTTTGATATTGATGAAGAAATAAGACGTGCTAGACTTGAAGAGCGTGTAATGCCAGGGCATACAGTCGATGCTAGATTACAGGCAGATCGAGAATTATTTGCAGGATTTTCAAATTATGATTTAAAAATAACAAACCCAAACTTTTAATATGTCAACATTTAGCGGAACCCTAATCAAAGTGGATGAAACTCAATTTGTATCAGCAAAATTTAAAAAGAGAGAATTTGTAGTTGGAACCAATGACAAATATCCACAATATGTAACCTTTGTTGCAGTGCAAGAAAAATGTGAAATGCTAGACTTTGCAAAAGTTGGCGATCAAATTCAGGTTGGATATAAATTAACTGGTCGCAAGTGGGAAAGTCCGGCGGGCCAAATCAAATATTTTAATACAGTTGAGGCAACCCAAATTCATGTTACAAAATCTGATTCAATATTAGATGAACAGGACATGACCGATGATGAAATTATGAATGATCTTTTTGGTGAACCGGCACCACCCAAAAAGAAAAATAATACTATTGAATCAAACGATGATTTACCCTGGGATATTATTTAAGATAACCTTTTAGTATATTATTACAAAACTATAATATGAAATACGTATCAATTGACTTAGAAACAACTGGGTTGGATCCACAAACGTGCCAGATCCTACAGATTGGTGCTGTAATTGAGGACACGATTGATGTAAAGCCAATCCAAGATTTGCCTAAGTTTAATTGTGTAATTGAACACCCTCAATATACAGGGTCTGCCTATGCAATCAACATGAATATGAATTTGATTGCAATTATTGCAGACATGGAAAAAATTCCAAAAACTGAAAGAGGCGATTATCGCAAGCAGCACAATATTCTTACTCCTCAAATGGTTGCAACTGCATTTGCAAATTGGTTGCAATTCCACGGTTGCGAAGTGGATGGAGACAGGGTTGTTATTAATGCAGCAGGTAAAAACTTTGCAGCCTTTGATAAAGTTTGGTTAGAAACCCTTATTCCAACTTGGAATACTAAAATAAAAATTAGAAATCGCGTTATTGATCCGGCAGTTTTAGTTACTGACTGGAAAAGTGACGAATCTTTGCCTGGTCTTGGAAAATGCAAAGAGCGTATTGGTCTAGAAAACTATGTTACTCACGATGGACTAGACGATGCGATTGATGTAATTGAAGTGATCAGAAAAGCCACAAATAATTATCAAAATGCCAAATATTGATTTTAAAGCGGTCCTTGAAAGCATGTATTTAGACATGATGGAAGAAACGTATAAACACCTAGAATTGAATAAATTTCAGTGGACAGACGATATTCCATTGGATAAAGCTGAAAAGAAAGATCTTTTGATAGAGATGATTGAATACTTTGAAGAAAAGGAGGACTTTGAAAAATGCGAAGCTCTTCAAAAAATGAAAGGGGTTTAGTACATTAGATCTATGATAAACAATACAACCCGACTAGGATACTGTTGTATCAATTTGTCAATTGACAAAAATATTACTGCAAATCGCGGCATGATCAAGCGAACATTTGAACAAAGGGGTGTCGCCTACTGTAGTGAACTTGCTCATCAAAACGTTAAGGATATTTTAAAGATATTAGAATGGAATCTTGACAATGGTATTTATGTATATCGTATGTCAAGTGATATTTTTCCATGGATGTCAGAATATGAAATTACGGAGCTTCCAAATTTTGATCAAATTTTGCCTGATATGCAAGCAGTCGGCGCATTTGCTATGGCAAATGGTATCAGGCTTTCAATGCACCCGGGTCAGTTTGATGTATTGCCATCACCAACTCCAAGCGTTGTAACAAAAACCGTCAAAGATCTCAATCAGCATGCGCAAATCATGGATCTGATGGGGCTGCCTTGTGATTACAGATTTCCAGTAAATATTCATGTAGGCGGCGCCTATGGAGATAAAGAAGGTGCTGCCGCACGATTTTGTCAAAACTTTGCACTGCTTAATGATTCAGCAAAAAGTCGATTAGTTGTTGAAAATGATGATAAAGCTGCTCAATATTCTGTGCTTGATCTCTTTACTCTAATCACAGCAAACATTGGTGCGCCAATTACATTTGACTTTCATCACCACCGATTCAATACTGGCGGGTTGACCGAAGAGCAGGCGCTTCGCCTTGCGGCTTCGACTTGGCCGTGCACTCCACTAACCCACTATTCAAGTTCAAAAAAAACGTTTGAAGACTCTTCGGTTATTGCTAGATCCCATGCCGATTATGTTTATGAAAAAATTAATCCGTATGGGCTAACTCTCGATATTGAAGTTGAAGCCAAAGCCAAAGATCTTGCGATATTACAGTATCGCAAACAGTATGAAACTTTATTAGAAAATTATATTCCACTTGAACATGAGCGACTGCAAGAATTGTAAATCTAAGTCGGTTACTACTAAACTACAAGGGATTTTTAATGAACTCTTTGTCGGAAACGAAAGACTTTCCATTTGCTATAGTTGTGACAAATTTTTAGGCGCAAGCGGCCAGTGCGGAGAATGCGGCTGCTATATTTTTGCTAAAACTGCAACTAAAGGAGAACGCTGCCCTTTACCTGAACCCAAATGGTGATAAATAAAACTGATCTTTAGAGATCCTCAGCTTTCATTCAATTCAATAAGTCCGCTGAGAAAATTCCTAACAGTATGGATAGTGACAGTATTTGCCAAATTAAAAACCAAGAAAAACAAGATATTGGGGACCTGGACCCTGATCCTGGCAACCTTCTTCAACCCTCTTGGTTTCGATGCCCTATTTGCAATAATTATGCAATGGACCGGTTCCTATTGGATTACGGACGCTATTTTCTATTGCCTGTCGGCATTCTTTTTTGGACTCTATTTTTTATTTTTTAGAGAAAAACCTAAACACCTTTAGTATATTAGTAGTATAATCTATTAATATGAATGTCGAATTAACCCCGGTAACATCATCAACAATTGATGCATTTGGTTATGATCCAGCCCTAAACGAACTCTATGTTCAATTTAAAAGTGGGTCAGTTTATACCTACACTCAGGTAGAGCCTGAAGTTTACTCTGCTCTATGCGAAGCCGAGTCTTTTGGAAAATTTTTAAATGCCAACATTAAAGGCCAGTACGAATACATTAAATCATAAATATATGGGATTCAATAAATATTATATTCCAGCGCCCCAAGATTTTATTAATCACCTAGAGAAGGATATTACGCCTTCCTACTTTGTTGCAATTAAAAAAATTGATGCGGTGGTCGGAGATAGTCTTTCTATTAAAATGCTGAACAAAGTTTACGAATTAGTTGATGCAGGGTTAACCAATGCTGATATTATTGCAGAACTTAAATTAATGCTAAAGTAGAAAAGGCTATAATTTAAAAAACCATGTATTATTTAGTAAGAATTAAGTTTGAAACAGAGACCGAAAGCGGTAAGCGCAAATTTATTAAGGAATTGTATGTAGTTAGCGCAAACTCAGTGTCTGAGGCCGAAACAAAAATTCGAGCAAGGTTCGGCGATGGCATTTCAGCAATGACCGTCGAATCTGTTCAAGAATCAAAACTTCTTGGAATTATCGAATAATCTTGCACTCCATGTAAAAAAGAAAGGGACAACTAAAAAGCTGTCCCTTTTTAATTTAAATTGGTTGATATTATTTCATAATATAGAGATAGGTTAGACCTCCAACAATTGCTCCGCCAATAATCTTAGTAAAAATTAATTTGGCTTTGAGCTTTTTATTTTGCTTTTGAAGATCCTTTACCCATAGACCCTGAGTATCAAACTTTAACTGTTCGTTTTTAATGCGCTCTTCGTACATAAATCCCTTTTGAACATGACCAGAAATAATACTGTCCTTTAGCACAACCTTTTGGTTTAAGAGAACAATCTGTTCATTTGCTAATTTAAGTTCAGCCTTTGCACTGTCTCCGCTAATTAAATCTTTGACAATTTGTTTTGCAACTGGCGCAGGAATTTTAACTGTGTCCTGCACTGGAGTTTGTGCAAATGCAAACACTGGAAATAATAGAGCGATAAAGAGTAGTTTTTTCATATTAATAATTATATCTGTTTCTAAAGAATGAATCTAATTGAGTTGGAGTATAGGCAGAAGCAGCCGCACTTTGTTCATGATAATATTCACGAATAATTGTAGTCTTTTCTTTAATACGATCTACCTGAAAATCAATCGCTTTAACTTCACTTTCATAAACTTGAATTGAACTATCAATTTGCAATTGTTTTGCCTCTAACTCTTTATTTGCAACCGTCAGTGAATCAATAATTACTTTGTATTCAGCTGGCATTTGTGGTTTTGGCGAAAAGAGATAAATCAAGAAATATAGTACAATTAGACCACCGATTCCATAAAGAATATAGCGCCATTTGCTTTTATTTTCTTTTAGAAAATTAATTAACTTTTTGCCTTCCGCTTTTGCTTTAATTACTTTAGGATCTTCTAAAATGTCTGTAACCTTTGCCTTAACTGCTTCGGCCTTTGCCTTAACTGCTTCGGCCTTTGCCTTAACTGCTTCGGCCTTTGCTTTAACAGTTTTTACAACAGGCTTTTTGGTTTTGACTGGAGAAGACCCTTCTTTTTTGACTCTTGGTTTTGGTTGAGATTTCATTTAAAGGGGGTTTTAATTATGCTTCCGGAGCTTCCTCAGCAGCAGGTTCTTCGGCAGGAGCGGCTTCATCTTTAGCGGGAGCCTCTTCTTTAGCTTCTTCACCAAGTTGGAACATTTCCTTAATTTTAGTAAGGATTTCTTCTTTCTTTGCTTCTTTTTCTTCGCCATCTTCCATTTCTTTATATTCTTTAAATTCGCTAGAATAGAAAGAATCAAAATCATCAGAAGAAAGTTCATTGAACATTACATCAAGGTGTTCCTTTTTGAAAGCTTCTAAATCAGCACCATCTTTAGCAGGAGCCTCTTCTTTTGCAGCGTCGTCTACTGGAGCATCAGCAGCGGCAGGAGCTTCGTCTTCGGTTAAACCGAACTTGTTTAAAAACTCGGAAGAGTTTACGTTTTCGTCAACTTTGGTAACGAAATCTTTGAAATTGTAAATCATTTTAAATAGATCTATTTTGTAGTTATTTATTCGCGCCAGTGGGTATAATATCAAAAAATTAGGGTATGCCAGAAGGACCAGAATGCAGACGAGTATATGAAGGCTTAAAAAGCCACTGTATTAATCGAAAATTAACTAACGTCGAAATACTTGGTGGCCGTTTTTTAAAGACGCCGCCGGTTGGCCTGGAGAGCCTTAGGTTACCCCTAGAGGTCGTTGGCGGCGGGGTTAAAGGCAAATTTATCTGGTTAGAGTTGGAGGGCGCCATGTCGATCTGGATAACCCTAGGAATGAGCGGATTTTGGTCAATCTATAAAAAACCACACGCCCACATTCGGCTTGAGTTTGATAATGGTTTGGAACTCTATTTTATAGATCAAAGGCGCTTTGGTACACTAAAATTTGCAAGTAAGGTTGACCTAGATGCAAAACTTAAATCGCTTGGAGTTGATGCGTTGAACGATACTGATGCAACTGTTTATAATACGATAAGATCCTTTAAAAGGGTTCCCAATAAAACTGTTGCTGAAGCACTAATGAATCAAGCCCTCTTTGCTGGTATTGGTAATTATATTAAATGTGAAATTCTGTATCGTAGCCGAATTTCTCCACATCGACTTGTTAAAGATTTGACCGACGATGAAATCCAGTCTTTGTGGGATTATAATAAATTAATTAGTAGAGCATCCTATGCACAGGGCGGAGCAAGTATTAGAAACTATCGACAAGTCACTGATGAAACAGGTAAATTTGTGTTTGAGTTTGAGGTGTATGGCCTGAGTGAAGATCCTCAAGGTAATCGAGTAGTTAGAGAAAAAACCGCAGACGGCCGAACCACGCATTGGGTTCCTT